GACGTAAAGGTAACACAGAAGTTATGGCAACATTTCCACCCCTACCTGACTTCATCCAACTAGAACATGACGTTGCAGCCATCCTCACGGAACAAGAGATACATGGGTGGTACTTTGATGAAAGAGCTGCATGGGAACTTGAATCGACTCTCCGACGAGAGCTTGAAGCACTTACTCAACTACTACGCAACAGGTACCCTCTCATTAAAGATCGAGAGTTTACTCCTAAAAGAGTTAACCGAACAACTGGATATGTCGCAGGCGCTCCTCTCACTAAACTGAAGGAGTTCAACCCTGGCAGTCGTGATCACATTGCATGGGTCATGAAGAACCACCACGGTTGGGTGCCAGATAAAGAGACAGCTAGTGGCAAGACTGCCATTGACGAGACTGTGCTCAAGGACATCGGGACTGAAGAGGCTCTTCAATTCTTTCGTTGTCTTGAGTTGACAAAGCAGCTCGGCATGTTATCTGAAGGTAAGAACGCCTGGTTGAAGTTAGTCAAAAACAATCGAATACATCACCACTGTTCAGTCAGTACTAACACGCACAGATGTGCTCACCGCAATCCAAACCTCGCACAGGTCCCGAGTGACTTATCATTCAGAAAACTCTTTACCGCCTCGCCTTCCATGGTTATGGTCGGCGCTGATTTGGCTGGTATTGAGTTGCGGATGTTGGCTCACTATTTGGCTAGGTATGACGGTGGTCGTTACGGAGACGTACTCCTCAATGGGGACATTCACCAAGAGAATGCCGATAAGATAGGCATCTCAAGACGACTAGTAAAGACTGTAACCTATGCCTTCCTATATGGGGCAGGCGATCAAAAGATAGGACTTAGTTATGACCAAAGCCTTTCCCCGAACAAGGCAAAAGAAAAAGGGGCTGAGATACGAAGTGCTTATGTTGCTGCCATTGACGGCTTGGGTGATCTTCTTGCCGCTGTTCGTGCAGCGGGTGACAGAGGCTTTGTCAAGTCGATAGATGGACGTAAGATTGCGGTAGATAGTCCTCACAAGGCTCTCAACTACCTCTTGCAGTCAGGGGCAGGTGTGGTTGCAAAGCGATGGATGGTTATCGCTAACCAAAACTTCCCTACTATTGACAACGACTATCTCTTTCACACTCATCAACTTGCATTCATCCACGATGAACTTCAGTGGGAATGCCTGCCAGTTTATGCAGAGGATCTCAAGAATCACCTTGAGCTATGTGCTGCGCTATCTGGCGAATACTACAACCTCCGAGTTCCCATAGCTGCTGAAGGTAAGATCGGCAGTAATTGGGCTGAAGTCCACTAATCCACCCAACCGTTATGGCTACCAAATCAAAGACAAATCTTGGCCGTAAAGAGTTTCAATCACGAGCTAAGTTCAAACATACACATCAAGGTAATGGGACTCGATCTCTTCCGAAAGGTACTCGTAAGCTGAAACGAGGTCAAGGATGAGTCTACTCATTGATGCCGATTATATCGTATATAAGTGTTGTGCTGCTTCCGAATCAGAGATTGATTGGGGTGATGACGTAATTACAGTCACTAGCCGCTTCTCTGAGGCATACGAATATGTAGAACGGGAGCTTTACAACATTGCTAACGATCTGGGACATTTTGACGATTCTATTCTGTTTTTTTCTGATTCTATCAATTTCCGTAAATCTCTGTATCCAGACTATAAAGGACATCGAAACAGAAAGAAACCGTGCGGCTATAAAAGAGTCATCAACAAACTCAAGGAGGACTACACGGTTGTAGTTCTACCTACATTAGAGGCTGATGATGCTATTGGCATCTACGCCACCAAAGAGAAGGGGCACATCATCTGCTCACCTGATAAGGACATGAGACAGATCCCTGGTGACCTGTACGACCTTTCTGATGGCGTGGTTACCATAACCCCTGAAGAGGGGCGTAGATGGCACCTCATACAGACTATGGCAGGTGATCAGACTGATGGTTACGCTGGTATTCCTGGTATTGGTGTGAAGAGAGCCGCAGACCTTCTCGATAAACACGGAGAGACCTGGAAGACCGTTGTAGATGCTTTTGCTGATAAGGATCTCGATGAGTCAGTTGCACTACTCAATGCACGATTAGCAAAGATCCTACAAGTAGAAGATTATGATTTCACCAATCAAACCGTCAGACCTTGGACCCCCTCCAGTAGTGACTGAATTAAAGATAGAGCAAAAGTTTAAGCTCCGTCAGATTGAAGACGCACTGCGCCACCCAGAGTCAAAGAAAGAAGACATCATTACTGTATTCCTGGCTCTACAACACCAATGTTTTGTTCTCAGTAACAACGTAGTCAATCTTGTATCTAAATGGCCAACAGCAACTCCTGTGGACCCGAATATTACCGACGAGGCAATATTCAAGTTTGGGACTTCATCCGAGACCAAGAACTGAACTTTCACCTTGGTAACGCAATTAAATATATTTGCCGTGCCGGTTACAAAGGCATCGAAGGCAAGAGCATGACAGATGCTTACATTAAAGATCTAACCAAAGCAATCCACTATCTTCAAAATGAGCTTGAGCAAGAAATCCTTCATCAGCGAACAGGCAAAGGAGTTCAGGGCTGGTTTCCAAGTGATGAACAGTACGACGCCAGCTTCACGGACTATGCAGCGGACTTTGATCGTTGAAGAGTTCAAAGAATTTCTTGATGCTGAAAACCAGCTGATTATGGGACTCACCGTAAACGCAGCTGACTGCCTTAAAGAACTGGCTGATCTAGTTTATGTCTGCTATCAATACGCAGAGAACCTTAAGTGGGATCTAGATGAAGCCCTCAATCGTGTTCATCAAAGCAACATGAGTAAGCTTGGTGAAGACGGTAAACCTATTAGGCGTGAGGATGGTAAGATCCTCAAAGGACCTAACTACCAAGAACCTAATCTTACTGATCTTGTTTAATAATGTCTGAAACCACCAAAGAACTAATTGCACGTACTGGCCGTGTGCAAAGTTGGATTGATGATCCAACATCCCGTCTACCTGTAAGCTGTACTGTCTTCGTTGTTGAAGACTCTATTGAGGGGCCAAATGGCATCGAAGCATCCTGGCGTTTTGTTTCCCACGCTTTGCGCTACGGAGCTGGCGTGGCTGTCCATCTATCCAAGCTCCGACCCAAAGGATCTGAAAACAGCAAAGGACTTGTGGCTAGCGGCCCAGTATCCTTTGGAAAGATCTACTCCACCCTCAATGAAATCCTGAGACGTGGGGGTGTTTACAAGAATGGGGCTGTGGTGCTACATTTGGATCTTAACCATCCTGATGTCCTTGAGTTTATCACTGCTGAACGGTCTGATCTACCTTGGGTCAAGCGTTGCGTCAACATTAACTGGCATTGGTGGAATGTTGCCCCGAAAGAAGTCAAGGCAGCTCTAATTCTTGCTATCAAACGTGGTGACGTTTGGCTCAATAAAACTAAGGTAGACAAAAATGGAAATCGAATCCGGGGTAACGTATGCTTGGAGGTCTATCTCCCAAGCCGGGGCACCTGTCTACTTCAACATGTCAACCTCGGCGGATGTGAACTCCATGACATTCAAAGTGCATTTGTCAACGGAATGTCCCAACTGTGCACACTTCACGCCAAAACAAATGTTGGAGAAAGCGGAGAATACCTCCCTCCAGAGACAGATCGCCAAGTCGGTCTCGGAATGCTGGGACTTGCCAACCTTCTAGCACGGTGTGGAGTTACTTATAAACAATTCGGTGAGGCGTTGGATGACATTCTGAACTATCGTATAGCTCAGACTCCTGCCCACATCCTTGCAGCTGAGATCAATGCTGGTATCCAAGCATCAGCTCATACAGCACGTCTCAACAATATGGACCGTGCTTTTGCTATTGCACCTACAGCCAGCTGCAGCTACCGCTACAAAGACCTTGATGGGTACACCACCTGCCCTGAGATCGCTCCTCCTATTGCCCGCCAGGTAGACCGTGATAGCGGCACCTTTGGTGTCCAGAGCTTTGACTATGGTCCTGTTGAGATCGCGTCTGAAGTTGGCTGGGAAGACTATAAGCGTGTAGCAGATGGCATTGTCTCTCTGCTTGATAAAACGGGACTTCTTCATGGTTATTCGTTTAACTCGTGGTCCGATGTGGTCACGTATGACGAACAGTTCATCGAGGAGTGGCTGGATAGCCCCCAAACTTCTCTTTATTACTCCCTTCAGGTAATGGGCGATGTTCAGGATAAATCCAGCGCATATGCAGCATTGGATGAAGCTGAAGTCGATGATTACCTGGAGTCTATTCTAAACGATCCTGCTCCTGATTGTAATTGCGGCGAATGAACCCCTACGAAAAACTACAAAGTCGAAAAAGGAAGTGGTCTCCTGTTCAGACCACAGCTGGCAAGCTTGCTGAGGGTGCGGAAGAAACTATCTTTCGTGCTCTTGCTATGCGACACATGGAACTACCTGTTGGAGACTTCATTGAAGCATCGCTTTCTGAAATTCCAGTACTATCACAAGACCTGCTCCGATCTAATATCAAAGACGAAGAAAACCACGACCTGGCTCTCGGTTACATCGCCAATGCTATCGGAGTTGATCCTAAGGCTGAGGAAGAAGCCAAGCGAATTCGAGAAGCGTGGATTTCGCATCCTGATCACACGGTCCTTAAAGCACTGGTGGCCGAGCGTGCACTTTTCTTCGTTCTACTCCCGTTCTTTCGATTTAATGGTGACGCTGGTCTCCGCACCGTCTCCGCTGACATCAGTAGAGATGAACAAGTCCACGTGGCTGCAAACTCTCTTGTCTGCAGGGAACTTGGATACGAGCCATCTGCAAGTCTCGACAAGCTCAGGAAAGCGACGATCAACTGGGTTATGACACCTTTGAAATCGTCCACTAACAAATATCTGGACAAAAAATTTTGGCTGGATGCTAGTGATCGCCTGATGTACGAAGGTAAGGCTCCTGAACTTTCCGACACCAAACGAGCCCGGATGCCTGCGTTTTTTGAACATGCAAACCCAAACCTCCCACAATATGCTTAACCTGCTGGAGACAGCAGGCTTGCAGTTACAATCCATCCTTAATGAACTTGAGGAGAACTTCCCACCAACTAATCCCCACCCGGATGACTCACACTCATTAATCATGTACCGCTCTGGCCAACGTTCCGTGGTCGAGTGGATTAACTATCGTTTATCCGACGACTACAATGGCTAAGAAAACAAAGGCAGAAAAGCAAGCAGCTAAAGCCCTTAAGATCGAGCAACGCAATCAAAGACAACAAGAACGTTACGCCTATGCTGCTGCTGATGGTAAGATCAGTGGTAGTGAGCTGCAAGATATTTTCGGAAAAAATGTTGGCCGTCTTGGTGGGCCAAGCCGCGAGCAGATGGCAACAGAACTTGCTAAGTTTGCATTGGGTAATACTAATGTTCAAATTGGTAAAGGTGTAACTAAACAGACCGGCCTTAAAATTAGGTCTGATGAAAGTGGTGGGCGCTACGCCACTTACACTCCAGAAATGGTGACACCTCTGCGTAATCCAAACAGTTCAGTGTCATCTCCTTATCGTGCAACAGCTGATTTCGGTAAGGCTAACTCCTCTTGGTCTGCAACTGCTGGCGGCATGTATCGCTTTGGTGGCGCACCAAGTGCTCCGATGCAGCCTCTCAACACTACTGCTGGTTTGACAGAGCCACTAAGCGGTGCTGGTTCAACAGGCTTGGAATACCTTTCCACTGGAATTGGTGACACCAGTTCTGGTAGTGGCGGTGGTACCTCTCCCGTCTCTGATCCTTCTGTCACTGCTCAGCTGCCTAGCATCTCAACTGGTGTGGGTACTATGGCTTCTGGATTTAAGACAAAGCGATCTAGCCGTAAGATGGCAAGAGGTGCTGCTCAAGGCTACGGCTCTATGAAAATTGGTACTGGTACTCCGTTCTCCAGTACCGTTAATCTTGGTTAATTAAATGAACGCTAAAACAAGATACGATTATCTAACTAAGTATCGTACTTCGTTTCTCGACACAGCCGTTCAGTGCTCTAAGCTTACGCTCCCTACTCTTCTTCATGATGATGACGATACGGGACGTACGGTACGGGCTAGGTTGATTACACCGTGGCAGTCAGTCGGTGCCAAGGGGGTGGTTACACTTGCATCTAAACTGATGCTTGCACTTCTACCTCCACAGACCAGCTTCTTCAAGCTGCAAATCGACGACACAAAAATTGGTGTAGATCTACCACCTGAAGCACGTTCTGATCTTGATCTTTCGTTTGCAAAGCTTGAGAGATCAGTCATGGAAATTATTGCAGCATCCAGTGACCGCGTTACCGTGCACCAAGCTCTTAAGCATTTGGTTGTAGCAGGCAATGCTTTGGTATACATGGGTCCCAAGGGATTGAAGCTGTATCCATTGAACAGGTTTGTCGTAGATAGAGATGGTAACGGTGAAGTCTTAGAGATCGTCACTAAGGAACGCATTAGTAGGAAGCTACTTGCTCCTATCATTAACACAACCCTTCCTGTTAACTCTCCTGGTGAGGATGGTTCAGATAGTGAAGAGGATGTAGATGTGTACACACATGTGCGGCGTGATAACAATCGCTTTGTGTGGCATCAAGAGGTGTTTGATAAAGTCATCCCTGGTTCACAAGGTAAGGCTCCCTTGGAAGCCAACCCTTGGTTGACCCTTCGCTTTAACGTAGTGGATGGTGAACCATATGGACGTGGTAGAGTGGAAGAGTTCCTTGGTGATCTCCGCTCGCTTGAAGCTCTCATGCAAGCTCTAGTAGAGGGCTCTGCAGTGGCTGCTAAGGTCATCTTTACTGTTTCACCTAGCTCCACTACCAAGCCTCAGTCCCTCGCTGCTGCGGGGAACGGAGCGATCGTACAGGGCCGTCCTGATGACATCGCTGCTATCACTGTTGGTAAGACGGCAGACTTCCGTACTGCCATGGAGATGGCTAGTGTACTTGAGCGACGGTTGAGTGAAGCATTCCTTATCCTTAACGTACGGGATAGTGAGCGCACTACAGCTGAAGAAGTACGCATGACTCAAATGGAACTAGAGCAGCAATTAGGTGGACTCTTCTCCCTATTGACTGTTGAGTTCCTTGTACCTTACTTGAACCGCAAGCTGTCGGTTCTTCAAAAGACAGCAGAAATTCCTAGGATTCCTAAGGATCTTGTTCGACCCACTATTGTTGCAGGTATTAATGCACTAGGCAGGGGTCAAGATCGTGAGTCATTGGCTCAGTTCTTTACCGTCATTGCACAGACACTTGGACCTGAAGCAATCAACACTTTCCTTAACCTTGATGAGGCTATCAAGCGTCTTGCAGCTGCACAAGGTATTGATGTACTGAACCTTGTTAAGTCTATGGGCGAAGTACAGCAACAACGTCAGGAAGGTATGCAACAAGCACAACAGATGGAGCTGGTTAAGCAGACAGCTGCTCTTGCTAACACTCCTGTCTTTGATCCAGAGAAGAATCCTGACGCATTACAACAAATTTATGGACAAAGCAACCCCAACCAAGCCCCAGAAGTCGAAGCGGCAACCGCTCCCCCCGGTTTCCCCGCCTAACATTGAAGAGGCTCCTACCGAAGACGCTCCGTATATGAAGCGTACTAAGATCGGTGAACCTACAATCGGTCGTTCCCCCGATTACGTTGAGACTGTTGGTCTCGGTAATCTAACCGTAGTAACTGCAAATGGCAAACGAAATTACGCTTAATCCCTACGAACAAACTGAAGGAGAATTTACTGCAGAAGAGCAAGAGGCACTAGAGATTGGTGAACGTCTTGCTCAAGAGCAGAACCAACTCCTAGCTGGTAAGTATCGCTCAGCTGAAGAACTGGAACGTGGTTACCTTGAACTACAAAAGAAGCTCAGCAACAAGGAAGAAGTTCAACAAGCTGAGCCTCAAGAAGAAGTTGAAGTAGAGCAAGAAGACACTGAACAAGGTGCCCTCTATGAACAGATCATGGACTCTTACCGTAAAGGTGAGTGGGATCAAGATCTTGTCAAACAGGTAGAAGGTATGGATCCTGTTGATGTTGTTAATCTCTTCCTAGAGAACCAGCAAGAACAGCAAGAGACTGCTTCTGTTCAGGCAACTTCTGAAGACGTAGAGCAAATCCAATCTTCAGTTGGTGGTGACGTAGAGTACAGTAACATGATCCGTTGGGCTGGTGAGAACCTTACCCAGCAGGAGATTGATATGTACGACACTGTAATGGATCGTGGTGATCCGCTTGCTATGTTCTTTGCAGCACAAGCTCTCAATGCTCGCTACAAAGATGCAGAAGGTTACGATGGTAAGTTGCTTACGGGCAATGCGCCTAAGACAAATGCTGATGTGTTCCGTTCTCAAGCAGAACTCGTTGCTGCTATGAGTGATCCACGTTATGATAAGGATCCAGCTTATCGTGCTGATATTGCTGATAAACTTGAACGGTCCAACATC